CGCTGACAGGGTATACGTCGGAGACGTAAGACCTGTTTGGGCCCCACCTGTAACGGGTGAGCTAAGTGTAAGAGACATTGGGTTACCTACGTTTAAAGAAAGGAACCAAGGACTTAATGTTACTCGAGATCAAGGCGCCGATGTTCTCCCAAGGCCGAGAGCTGACTGGCAGAGAAACTCTGACAGAAGGCAAAAGGTCTATAGATTGCAAACGGCGACGAGAAACTTTCGTAACAACAGTCCTAGCGTTAAAGGGTCTCCACGTCTCATGCTTCCAGATATAACCATTGGAGTCAGGTGTGTGGACCGGCGACGAAGAATATTGATTAATAAGCTTCGTATGTTCGGTTTGACAAATGAATACAAGGTCAGATGATGGAAACGTGAGAGCGTTGATCACATCACCAATGTTAGTGAAGTAATCAACCACGAATGAATAAGGAAGAAGGTCCCAGGCCGTTACAGCAAAATCATTCAACGTAGAAAGTTGAAGAAGTTGAGGTATCGGGATGTTACCATTCGAATCCAAATTCAAACGAATCGCACCTTTAATGCGGCAACTATAAATCGTGTACGAATACGAATTAAGAGGAGCCGGTGCATCACAGTTGACGGAGCTACAGTTAACATCAGAATGATGATCTGTAGCTTCAGAACCAGTAGCCGAGCCCTGACAGGGTGCAGTTGACGACATACGTCGACGAGACGTAAGGCCGGCAAAAGCATCAGCCAGGTCAAGAGCTAAAGGACGCCAACCAAAGCGATACTCAAGGTACGAATCCGACAAAGCCTTATGAAGACTGATCCTATCCTTATTCTTCACCTTAGCTTTCTTTAGCTTGGTGAAATAGTTCAAGGTCAGTTGCTTCAAAGAATTCATCGGGTGGATGAGAGATTCGATTGTTTGCTTAATCTCGCCAAGATCCTGACCGGCCTCGAAAGAGGAACGAACAGACTTAGCGTTATCAAGGAACTTTCGAATGGCCCTATTTCGTACATCGGCTACGAGAGATATACCAGCGTTGATGGAGTCGTTTTGCCATTTAAGGTTAGCGACACCAGAGCAAAGCTGGGTAGCGGGAAACCGCGGATCAAGCCAAAAACCACTTCTGTAGTAGAAGTAAGATGGGTCACCTTCAACCTGGTGCCTAACAGCATCAAAGTTAGAGGTGGCATCCCCTCCATTACGGATAGTAGCGCGCCAACCAGGGTTAAGACTGCCAGTGGCAGAATCAACAAAGGTTG